TAGTAATGGAATCCGCCCATGATTGATACGCGATTTCCTTCTGCGCGAATTGCTCATCAATGCCTTGTAACGCGGTCTTTTCTTGCTCATTAAGAACATCGACGTTAGCTTGGCTGACTCCTTCACGTAAGGTCTTATTTCCCTCTCCATCGGTAGTATATAACGATTCCCGCTTCTTGCGGTACTGCTCAATTATATCGAGCCTTTGTTGCTCATATGTCTGAATGTCGGCCAAAACCGATTTGTAGGCCTTGGCTGTGGCTGTAGCTTGCTGCTCGCCCATAACCTTCTCACTCTCGTCGATGCCGGCCAGTGCGTCAGCGAGCCAGTTATTATCTTGCTGCTTTGCCGCCGCCATCATATCTTCGGCGGTCACGGAGCTCCGGTCGAAGGTCTTCCCGCTTTTCTTCGCCGCCGGATTCGCATTCTGCCATTCTTTCTCCTTGACGTCGCGATACGTCTCTAATAGTGCCTCGCGACGGTCGGCGATAGCGTTCTTCATCTTCTCGGCATTGAGCGCTATCTGTTTCAGCTCTTTGTCGAGGCTATCTTCTTCGAGGTCAAGTTTCGACTGACGGACTTCTATGGCGGCGTCGCGATTGGCCTTGATTTGCGCATCTTTAACCTCTTGAATCTGCGCCGTTCTGGCGTCAATTTCGGCTTTGACACGCGCTGAATCGTCGGCCGACTTAGATGCCTTCTTGCCGGCATCTGGGGCATACGCTTTCCACTCCTTCTCGGCGGCGTCCATCGCCTCCTTTAGCTTCTTTGACTCGTTCTCAAAGGAGGCCTTGTCTACTGTGGCCGGGGACTTCATGTATGAATCGTAAGCGGCTTTGGCTTCATCATAAGCCTCCTTTTTCACCGTTACCCAATCTTGGGTACTTCTCTTATCTGCCTTCCGCTGCGCAATCTCTGCCTCGAGTGCGCTTTTCTGCGCCTTTATTTGGTCTACGGTATACGTGCCGGCAACTGTCCCCGATGTAATGCGTACATATTTCGCGCCATCGACTGTGGCTCTGGCGATGAGCTCTTCGCGGGTCTTGACCATCTGCTCAAGGTCTGCACTTCGTACCCCGGTTAGATTTGTGAAAAAATTATCGGAATCATCTTTATTTACTTGGCTCGCCAACGTCTTACGGCGTGCCAATAGACTCTTTAGCTCTATCTCTTCTATTTCGGTACGTCGTGGCCGATTATCGGTCCCCCCCCCCCTTAGTGCGTCTGTATAAGCGTCTTCGGCGAGCCCTAATTTCGGCGCTTGATATGCGCCTTTAGCTTGCAATTCTTGAATGCGCTTATCGACCTGCTCGAGCTGATTGCGGGTATTAGTGATTGAGTTCTTCCCATCGAGTGCTGCGATTTCCTCTTTAATTCCTTTAATGTGCTTGAGCTTCTCATATTCTGTATCATATTTCGCGAATATGTCGGGATATTTCTGCTCGAGCTCCCATAGGGCCTTGCGGCGAGTATCTGTCGACACGGCCTCATTAGCGGCTACATCGCATAGCTCGTCCATCTTCTGCCGATGTTCCTGCTCATCGGCAATGACTTTCTGGAGTTGCTCATCGTATCGCTTATTGGCTTCATTAATCTTCTCAGCCTCGGACTTCATCGATATAAGCCATGTCACAACCCCGGCGATAGCTGTGGCAACCAACACATAGGGGTTATTGAGCATGGTGGCGTTGAGGACTTTCTGCGCCTTCTCCACGACCACGAGCCATGAATAGTGTAATGCTTCGGCAGTAGTCATCGCTCCGATACCGGCCACGCGAAGGCCCTCTATCGCTGTCACCGTGGCCACTGCTGCGCGGTATGTGCCATACGTTCCAATTAATCCCAGGAGTACACGGCCCACGCGCTCGTAGTTCTTGGCGAGGTCGGTGGCTACGGATATAGCACCGGCAATGGCACCTTCTGATGATGTACCTATGTCGTTCATCATATCATCAATGGCACCTTGTAGATTCGATATCGCGCCAACGATAGTCTTGCTCTGCTTCTCCAACATACCGTTGAACTTGCCGCCCTCGGAGGAGGCCGATAGGTAGGCGTCTGTGACCATCTCGACGGTGATTTTACCCTCCTCCATCTCCTTCTTGAGGTTCCCAATGCTCTTGCCGGTCTTCTCGCTGATTACGCTAAGAGGGTTGAACCCTGCATTAATCATCTGGAGTAGGTCCTGGCCCATAAGCTTGCCGGAGGCGCTCATCTGGGAGAATGCCAATGTCAATGACCCGAACTTCTGCGAATCACCCATCGATATATCGCCGATGGCCTTCAATATATCCATTACCTTGTCGGCCTCGATGTTGAACGCTAACATCGTTTGTGCCCCCGACGCCAAATCTTTGAGCATCATCGGCGTGCTCACGGCATATTGACGTAGACCTTGGAATAGCTCGGTGCCCTTGGAATCTCCGGCGAGCGTTCTAAACGACGTCTCTAACGACTGTATCTGACCTCGAACCGACATGACTTGTTGCGCGAAGTTCTTCAGCTCATTGACGGCGAAAACGCTGCCTATAGTCTTGCCGAGCTTCGTGAGGACCTGCTGCACTTGCTCGCTCTCCTTCGTTGTAGTCTGCGTAATCGATTGCAACGACCGGTTGGCGTTTTTCGCGCCATCGTCGGTGGAGTCGATTAATACCTGCTTCGACTCTCTCACGCGCCGTAAAAAGTTCGAATTATCGAGCGTCTCTGTGATAACGATTCCTGCCATGTCTTAATCCCATTTGAATGATTTAATTTTTTCGAGGCTCGCCGGGTCATCGGCGTTCACTACATCATCACGGACGCCGTGCGCCCTCTTGAGCTCCTCATCGGATAGATACACTTGCGATGTGGCGTCGGCCAATAATAGTTGTAAGAACGTGTAACCGATTTCCCATACCACTTGCCGTGGGGTGAGGTTCAACTTCTCGCATGCCGGAACGATAAGGCCTCCCAGTAGGCTCTTCCCACCAAAAGATAACATGTTCTTATCTTGTTTCTTCGCCGCGAGTGCGTTCTTGCGCCGCTGCTGCTCGGCCGTAATCCCGAGGTGCTCCATCATCGCCCCTACGTTATCTTCTGTTAACGCCATCACGAGCAATAACGATTGGTCGCTCGACGATAACTTCTCGGCAAAATACTCTTGCCGCTGCGACATTGACTCCTCGTCGAGGACCTCTTCGCGGTTCTTCGCGGTACAATAAGCCAATATCCTGCATGCCACGTCGGGCCGTTCTTTGACTAATCGGTCTACCTCGGCCACCGGATTATCTGCGAACCCCGCCATGTCTGGGGATAGCGTTGATATACATCGCCCCACGAGGAGACTCACCCCCAATGTCATTGGATAAAGATAAAACCGATGTTCCTCAATGAGAAACTCATGCGGTCGCTCCATAAGGACATCGGTTACATCCATCGCCATCATCTCTTGGCTACTATTTTGCACTGTGTTTTCTGGCATTTTCTAAGAACTTTATAGTCGGGCGGTCGGACTCGAACCGACATCATGGGTGAGAGGCCCATTGCATAGCCTTCATGCTCCGCCCGGTGTTGCCCCCGGGCCAATGGGGGCAAGGCTACTATGGGAAATGAAATTATGCTGAAGCAAGTTCCCAGTCTGTGATTGATTCCTTCGTGCCTGTGGTGACCTGTGCCAATGTAGAATCGCTCGGCCGGAGGACGTCGAAAGTATAGGTCTTAATGAACCCATCATCGGCATTAAAGCTCTGCTGAACGTTCACGGCGGCGCGACGGATAAGCGCGTGAATAGCATTGCTATTCTCCGGCGTAATGCGCACGGCATATTCGTCGCTAACGACCCCATCAAGGTCGGTAATGAAATTGTCATTGGCACCGGTGCGGTCTGATGCCTGGCGAATGTTAAACGTCAATGTGTATGTATTGGCATTGTATTTCACGGCTTCATTTGTCCCGCCTTCAATTTTGGCTTCCTTCTTATCCCCCTGAGAAGCCTCTAACTGAGTGCTGCTCTCTACCGGGGTGGGGAACTCTTTCCATGTCGAATCTTTCTGAGTTAAATTTTTCGCCTCAATTTTGCATTTGCCCCAGGCGAGGGTTAATGTATCATTCATAGTTAATCGTTATTAACATATTGATATTTAAGTTTGATAGCCACGAAGTGTTGACTCAACGATTGTAAGTCTTGCTCCGTGCGAATAGACATTCTCTCGCGTCGCGGGAACATATAGCCGGGGATAGTCGCTGCTGATAGGCTCTCTACCCACGCTTGCGCGATGGATGCAATAGCCGTGCATCTATTCCCATCAATGGTTGTAATGCCATTGCCATATGGGTCGATGTCGGGAACATAGACATCGATAGTGACTGTGCCCACTTGTACTTGCCCGCCGAAGCCTTCGGTGAAGCGTACCACGGCATCCTCTTGGCGGCTATCGCGAGGACGCTGCCCATCTCGATATATGCCGCCATTGATGGCCTCCGCTATGGGGCTCGCCTTCAATAGCTGGTAGATGTCATTCTCGATGTCAATTCCTGTCTTTTCCATGCGATGCGATAATAATGCTATTTATAGTTTTATTTGTTCAATTTTCCCTTTAAGTTCCTTGACGAGGGTCTCAGCCACTGTCTCGGCGCTTGCCAACACATCATAGCCTTTCGCTTCAACATATGACGCATAGTGCATCCCTGCTGTGACTATTAGTGCTATCCCTATCGGGAACTTCTTGGCTGCTTCGCGGGCTAATTTCTTGCCGGCCTTAGCTCCTTCCGATTCACCTTCATAGCCTCCATCCTCTATTACCGTCCCATCGACCACGAGTACGTAGCCTATAGAACTGCGGAGATTGGCTGTCCAGTCAATATAATTTGGTTGGTGAGGGCCGGTGACATTGATAGGGGAGGGCGATGGTAGCGACCGTGCATGGTTGACGGCCTTCTCGCCAATGATTTGCATCTGTCGGATAGTAGCCATCTTCAATCGCCGAGTGCGTTCGCTGAATATCTCCGCAATCTCCTGCTCTGTCGTTACACGCCTGAATCCCATTATATCAATAGTCTAATTTGGCCTACAGCCGCCAGAACTTCGGGAACTGATAATAAGCTGAACTCTCCGATGACTCGTCCGGCATTGTCTTTCAAACGTAGCTGCTCGAAGGCTTCCGGGAGTCGGCACTCCTCAATTAAAATAGAATAGTGGGCCGTGGTGTAGGATTCTCCGTTGGATTGAACGTCTAAAGTGCTATTAGATAGCGTGTATTGACACGCTATAGGTGTGCCCCATGTAGATTGAGTCGGTGCATAGAATCCTGTCGCGGAGTCCTGCTCCATGGCCCCTTTTATCTTAATTTCGATAGTGCCGTTCGCAATTATCATAATCTCGAACCTTTATATCCGTATGTCGGTTGCATTGATGAGCTTTCCTCCTCGAACTCGTCGTACAGCCCGTTCGCCTGATTACGCAGCTGTTTGCGCTGCTCGTCAGTGAAACCGAAAGACTGCCCGCCCTGTGTGATGTCCGGGGCGAGGGAGAGCCACAACAGCAGATCAGCCTTGGCGAGGTTGTACGCCTTGCCACGCTGAACAGCCTGTGTCGCTTCGTCACCCAACGTCAGCCCCCGCAGCTCCGCCGTCTGTACGAGCGTGCGGAGCGGAATGGGATAGGCGTTGACACCTTTCAATGATTCGAGTATTGTTGCCATATTCTCAGCTTCCTTACGTGATGATTATTACTCCCAATTTTTCGCGTCGGTGCGGATATACAGGTTGCGGTAAGCTGTATCGAATACCGGGACTGCGTCAGCCTGACCGATAGTAACCTCTGCCTGCGGCTCGGCTGTACCGTACTTCTTGACGATAGTATGGCTGCGCTCTGCACGGAGGATAAGGTCGCTCTCCTCTTTGAGGATGTCGTACTGAGTAGTACCGAGGCGTTCGTTCTCAGAGAGAATCAAACGGCGGTCTTCAAACGGGTTGCCACTTGTCTGTGTACCGTCCGCAAATTCGCGTGTGATAGTTTGGTCAATAACACGGAGCTGCAAGCCATTGAGCCAAGCCTGTTTTGCAAGCATTTGATTAATGGAAGCGAGGTCGGGTGTCTGTGAGATGTTCAGGGCGTTGGAAGCGAAAGACGCACAAGCCTTGATAATCTGATCTGCGGAGGCGATACGATACAGCTCGTCGAGGTTCACGAATGCGAACTTCGGGTTGAGCTTCAATGTCTTCGCAAACTTGATAGCCTTGGCAAGGTCGCCGATGATATCAGCGTTGGTGCTGTCGCCCCAATCGGCAGAGGTCTTCAACTTCTGTTCAGCGTCAACATCGTAGTCGAGGTCGAATTCATTCGCATAGGTTGCGTTGGTGGTTGTGCTGAACTCCAACTTACCTGCGTTGGAAGCGAGTTTCCAAGCAATGTATTCCAACTCTGACTGAACGCCGTTAAAACAGAAGTCCACGTCCTCGCCCCAAAACTGAACGAGCTTCGTAGCGTCGTCGTCCTGAGCGAAAGCAAGCTCGGTCTGATACTCCTTAATCTCGGCACGTGTCATTTCACGGCTGATAGAGATGAACGGGATATCGCCCTTTGCGCTTTCGAAGATAGGACGACGCTTGCGGATTGTAGTACCGTTGTCCGTGTGGAGGTCGGCGGCTACATTAGCCTTAGCGATTTGGTTCTGCAGGGTCTTCCAAATGAAGCCATTTACCTTTTTTACGGGGAAATGGGTGCCGAAGTAGAACGGTGTCGCGTCTGCGGTGTTCAGACGAGATTGCACCATCTGCTGTGTGAGCCCATGAATGAGGGTGTTTACAATAGTTGCCATAATTTCTTCGTCTGATTAATAGTTTACAATATTCGGGAGATAACTCTTGACACAGTCCGGGAGGACGTTGCCTTTAGTGACGGCGATAAGCCAAGCGTCGGTGTCGAGGTTCTGTTTCGGCAGGACGGGCTTACCTGTGCCGACAACGGCAAGCGGGGTGTACTTCAATGCAGAAGTAGAGGTTGAAGCAGCCTTGGCTTCTGCGATTGCGCCGCCCTTGTCAATCTTGCCGATAGCCGAGCCGATGGTCAGCGTGTCGGAATCCTTGTCGGAGCTGTCAACGGCTGTGATTTCAACAGCCGCACCCTTCTCCTCCAACAGGATGAAGTCGCCGACCTTGAAGTTGCTGAACTTACCGACCTTGATAGTGGTGTCATCGGCTTCAACAGCCGCAACGACGACCGCTGTCTTTACGACATGGCAGATGCCGTCAACAGGAGCGGAAAGCACCGCTCCCTCTCTCAGATAATCGCCGCCCAACTCAGCTGTGTTCACAGAAACGCCGCCTCGGATGTCAGCGATTTTGTGCATAAGGACACGAGGTGTACGTGTGTCCTTACGACGTTGTACTGTCATACTCATTTTGCGTACATTTTAAATTGTTAGACATTTTTAGAACGGCTGTTGCCCGTCTTTCGGCTTGCCCTCGCGCACGGCGATTGCCGCCTCCTGTTCCTTGGACAGTTGCCCGTTCTGTTGACTTCCGCCGCCGACCCCGGCTGCGGGCTTGCCGAAAACAGCCCCTTTCGCGTTCAGCTCTGCGGCTATGCCGTCGACCTCTGTTGTGATTTCGCCGAGGAGTGTGGTGAACTCGTCGTCTTTCAGCGAGTCAATGGCTGTGCGCTCATACGACTTGCGGAGGTTTTCGGGCAGCTTGGAAATGACGTTGGCAAGTTGTTGCTTGCGGGTTTCGGTTGTGCGGCTGTGTTCCATGTTGTTCAAACGTTCCGTCAGGGCGGTCATGCCGTCCGTGAGGGTCTTTGCCCAAGCGGGAACAGTGTCAGCACCCCCGGCTGTTGGAGGTGTGATTACAGTTGCAGCAGGTTGTCCCTGTAGTCCGCCCGGCTGTTGTACCTCAACAGGCTTACCGTCTTTGAGATTGTGGTTGCGCTCGTAATTGTTTACGGCTGTCTGAGCGGCTTCCGTCGCACGACTATCAGCGTAACCGTCGATAAGTTGCTGAAGCGTAACCCCCTCCACAGCGGTTGTTACCTGCTCGGCTGACGTGACAGTCTTGCTCAGCTTATCAGCAATCCTGCCCAAGACACTGTCGCTGACCCCCTGAAATTTGGCTTTCAGCGCATCTAAAATCTGTTGTCTGTAGTTCATATATCAATAGTTTTAACTGTTTGTATAACATTGTTCAGTGGCACAAAGATAATACTTTATTCCGAAAGTGATTATACGAAAATCACATTATTTTCAATTTTTCGCAAAAATAATTTGGAAGTGAGGAATATTTTGTTATACCCTGTGATTGGGTGTGATTTCTTCCCGATTCAAAAAAAATTAACCGCTCAGTTAAAAATTCTCGGAGAAAAGTTTGTTATCTCCAAAATACTTCACGTATATTTACAATGTGATTATAAGATAATCACATTGAACCCTTTAAAAAACAGCAATTATGGCAGCAACAGTTTTAACATACAGCACAGCAACAATCAACCGCAACTACCGCATTAAGGTTGCCGGGGTTGACAATGAGGGCAAGAAGATAAATAAGCTCGTTGGCGTATCAGGTATGCTCGAGCTGATAGGTATCGAACTCGCTCAGAAGTTTCTCGACAGAGCCAATCGCTCAATGGAGGACTTCACGGTATGCAAACTGCGCCGGGGCTTGAAAGTGACTTTCTATAACAAATAACCGTTTAAAGCGAACAGCGATATGAAGAAGAAAAGACAAACATTCGAGGAGCGGGTTCAGGCGATGAACCCCTCCGAGTTAGATTGGGAGAAGCTCTATTGGGAGGTTCTCGTTGACCGCTATCAGGACATCAGCCGTTGGGGTTGGAATAAACTCCAAGAGGCTAAGAACCACCTCGCCGTTGTATGCCGGGCGATTCGCCGGGCTGAGCAACAGCCGACATTGGACGCTGCCTACTGCGCAGGGTTCGAACCAAGCTCGGACACGCTCACAGACGAAGCCCTGTATCAGGAGGCACAGGCTTACTTAGAGATTTCAGTAACTTTTTAATAACCAATTTTTAACAGTTTTAAATCATGGAAGCAACAATGAATTCCACAGCAACCCAACAGGGGTTGAATGAGGTTGTTATCAACCGTGTTCAGAGAATGATTGACGGTAAAGCCGTCGGAGTACAGGCAACAATGGAACGCCTCATCAACGAGGGACGTATCGCACAGGACTATATCGCCCCGCTCGGCGTGAACCTCCGTGCGCAGGGCGAGGTTCCTGTTATCAGCTTCAACGGGGCTACCGAGAAGCTGATGATGAACATGCCCGACGGAACGTTCGAGATGCACGACAACGCAATCGCTCAGATTGCCGACCGTATGGGCATTCCGCAGCGTTACCTCAGACAGCTTGCCGGGGGTAAGCCTTGGGCTGTGAACCTCGCCGCCACAATGCTCAACGAGCACAGCGGTTGGACGCAGCGCAGCCGAGTTCTCGTGAGAACCGTCGGCACACAGGTTCGCGGTATATTGAGCGACAGCTACCGCCGCCTG